TATGTGGTATCTCATCATGAACCTTGGATCGCTTTGGTATCACAATGTAGAGGTTCCGTTCCGATGGTCTCAGTGGACTAATCTCTTCCCATTTGGCACCACTTCTTCTCTGATTTATCCTATACTCACAAATCGGACATGGCTTCCTTATAGACGTAGGGCATACGATCGTCTTATTGTTGATCCCAACACCTCTGTGCACTCGGAAAGGCCTCTTGTACCATAAAGATCCAGGTGTGGCGATGTTCAGATCATCATCTCTATTCGGATGGTTCGGATCACTTACTCGGTAGGGTATGAAGTCTAACCACATCCTTGTTTCCGGCTCTGGTGTAAAGACAGGGAATCCTCTTGGCAATGAAAGATATCCAAACCGTTGCTCATCCATCTTCTTTACGCTAGATAGAATTTTCCCTATGAAGTAGTTCTTAGTGTTCATGCTTCCTCCTCCTTATCGTGGTCTTCTGGCTCAAACTTGTGCATATTGTCCTCATAGTCTCTCAGTGTTTGAATAAGCGTTGTTAGCCATCCGGCCATTTGCGCCTTACTCCACAAATAGATCAAAAATGGAACGGCTACAAAGAGCATAACCACAATTGTGACAGCTAGTAGAATGTCGGTCCATATACTACCAGTCATATTTGCCTCTCAAGTTCTCAGTTTGTCCGCTATTCTCTTGGAAACTAATTTGTCCTTTACATTTTCCCATTCTTTTCGTAGATCTCTTGGAACTTTTGGACCAGCAAAGTATTGTTGTCCATGTAATTTTACCAGGTTCTCTAATGCTGCTTTTTTGGTCTCTATAGCTCTCACGGCTGCAGAAGCTACCTCGAATTCATATTTTGCTTCAATGTAACGCCTAACTGCCTCTTGATATGGTTGTTGAAGTACTATAGCGTTTTGTATCGCAGTTTCAGTTGGCTTCTTTCCATCTATGGTCATAGCTTCTCTGAGCTCTTTATCCAGTTGTGACCGAACTAGCTCCACTTCCTCCTTGCAAAGATCCATTTCTTTTCGTTTGTTAGCGCAATGTAATGCGTACTCTAACATTAAATTCGGTTGTCTGAGCCATTCAATATCCAGTGCGCTCTCGTCTATTGCTACGTCAGCTTCGTAGTTCACCTTATTACTCCTTTGGCTATGGTATAGCACGCTAATACTAACTTAGCTCTTCCTTCGTAAAAGGGACTAGAGAATGCTTCCATGATTGCTGCTGCTAGTTCGTTGTCCTCCTTCATTAGCACGGCGGCACAATAGTTAAGCACGTGTCTCCTTATGTTCTCTACGTCTTTAGAATCCAATCCTGCCAAAATTCTGGTTATGTTTTTCCATCCACTTCGTTTCAATAAAGCTTGACAAAGTTCGACACTTGCAATTTCATCGGCCAAAAATGATGCAGTTACATTCTCTCTCTCGTGCTCTGGTAGATCTAGCACCCTTTCCAAAAGTTGCAATGCAGTTCGTGGAAGTCCTTGGCTTTCTGTTATAATTTGCTCGTAGACGGCTTTGCTTAGTTTTTGTCCCTCGGCTTTAGTTACTCGTCGCAAAAGTGTCATCATCTCATCATAGTTTAGTCTTCCTAGGTTGTAAATTGCGCATCGGCTTCGTATGGTCGGCGTAAGTTTTTCAGGCTGTGTTGTGCACAGGAAGAAAAACGTGTGTGCTGGTGGTTCCTCTAAAAGCTTTAGAAAAGCGTCCATTGCTTCACCAGTCATCCGGTGGGCCTCGTCTATAATCCAGCATCTGTTTTTTGACCTCCTTAGTGACGGTAGATTAGAGAGCTGTATTATCTCCCGAACGGTATCAATGCCACGAAAATCCGCAGCATTGATCTCGATTCGGGCATCTCCATCGCATTCTAGATGTTTAGCACATATTCTAGCCAGAGTGGTCTTCCCCACCCCTGTGGGACCTGTGAAGAGGAAGGTATGCGGTGGGTCCGGTTTGGAGATGGCGTTACGCAAAGAGTTGATTAACTCTGTGCGTCCTACCATCTCATCGAAATCCTTCGGTCTGTATTTCAGGTGAAGTGGCATCTATGGCCCTCCTTCTGTTTTCACTCTATATTATAGCTGGATTTTGAATTTCACGGAAACCATCCCAGTACCTCTTCTCGGAGAGAGGCTCATCCACCCCTGCCAGCTCAAACTCCACCTCCAGAGGGATATTTAGCCATGACCAGTGCTCAGCAAGCCTCCTCTCGGCTAAATCTGCTAGCTCTCTAGCACACCAATGAACTTCATCTGGTGGACACTCCACAGTCAGCTCATCATGAACTTGGCTTACAAGAAGGCTTCGCATTCCCTCCTGTTTTAGTCTCTTGTTGAACTCTATGAGAACCCATAGCAGACAATGAAAAGCGGTTCCTTGAATGGGGTAATTAGTAACTTGCTTTCGGTCCATGATGCCCTTACATCTAAAGCCCGTTAAGAGCTCCACATATCCATGTCTCTGGTAAAACTTCCAGATTTTGTCTTTCCAAATCGTATACTGCCTATATCGCTCGTTCCAGAACAAATCCTCTACTTTGCGAACATGCTCCACAAATTGATCAAAGGAGATTAGCTCACCTCTACGATTCAATTTGACCAGACCTCTGTCCTTCAAATGAACCAAAGCAGGAGTCCCGTCTTTCAGCTTGGCATTAGTTGCCCACTTGATCAAATTCTTGGAACAATTCACGTAGTAATCTCCATAAAACTGTGGAAAAACGAAGGAATTCTTAGCGGCCTGGCGTAAGACCGATTCATTTGGATCATGCTTATCCAAGGAATCCAAGAGGAATAGTTCTATCGCCATATCCCGATGCATATCACCTTTGAGAGTATCATCTATAAGTTTCGGATCTTGGGTATATACACACGCTATCCTAACTTCGATTCCAGAGAAGTCCATCGATAAAAATTGATTTCCCGATCTGGGGACCAATGCCTTTCTACAGATCTGCATGAACTCTTTGTCTCTCTTAGGAATGTTCTGAAAATTGGGGGCTTCACTGCTAGATCTGTAAGTTCTGGTTGTATGAAGATGAAAGAAAGGATGTAAGATACCATCGATCTGCTCTCTGAGGAACAAATCAAGATACGAGTCTCGGATTTTCTTCAATTTGCGAATCGTGACAATCTTATCTAGCTCAGGTATGCCTAGCTCTTTCAAAGTATCATCGTCAGTTGAACCTTTACCTGACATTGTGGCCTTAGGCGGAGAAAGTCCTTTGTACTGATAGAGGAACCTAGAAAGTTGATCGGCCGAGTTGATATTAAACTTGGATGGTCCAACAAACGATCTCCATTCCTTTCCAAACTCCGAGTTCGCTATCTCCTCAGAAAGCTGATTTATCCTTTGGTCTAGTTCTTTCTTCTTTGACTTACAACCTTCTACATCAACCTTGATACCGTTACACTCCATATCAGTTAATGCCAAAGCACCTTTTTGAAAGAATCTGTATGCCTTTAGAAGAGATTCATTCTCGGGAAGTCTAAGTTGCTTCCTCTGAATTTCAGCAAGACGATACGTTAAAAGAGCATCCATTCCACAGTATTTCAATAGATATCTTGTTTGTTCTGGCACGGACAGGAGATGTTCCACTTTATTTTTGGAATTAGAGCTCTTAGAATCGGAAGTTAAAAACGGAGTCACAGTCTCGTCATAGTTTGCAATCCCAAAGTTTACATAAGCTTGAAACTTCAAACCAGTGATCCCAGGACGGTTGTCCAATACATGTGAGGCTAACATCGTATCCCAAATCCATCCTCTAACCTCACACCCCAACTTGGTCCTAGTCCACTGTTCCTCAAACTTCAGATTGTGTGCAATCTTTTTGATCTTCTCGTTAGAAAGAAGCTTCTTGAGTGGTCGCGTATCCGTCTGAGGTGTAATCAAAGCCGAGAATACTAAATCTGGACCTGTGGCAACCGCAACCGCCACTATCCTATGGTCTTTAGCCCAGGGCTTAACACCTGTGGTCTCATAATCCATCGCGACTAGAGATCCATCATCCACCGTGTCGGCCCAAGATAGGTCATCAGCGATTACTATCGCTTCGGACTCATCCGGAAAAGTAGGAACCGGATCATCCAAACAATCTAAGGCGTCTTTCAGGTGATCAATCCAGAACCGAACCTTTTCCTTCGAACCTCCGGATCTCAAGATAAAGCTCGGATGGTAGGTGGGACAAACCCAGGTCTTCAGGTTACGGTCTGGAATTCTCCATCCAGCCCACCTCTCCATCGAACCGATATCTCTTTTCCAGAAATTCCCTATGACCGACTCTATTGCACAGGCTCCCAACAATAGAATCACTTTCGGTTTTAATCCCTCAATAGCAGAGAACACTTTCGGCCGACAACACGAGACTTCCTTGGAAGATGGAGCTCTGTTATTGCCGGAGGCATCCACAGGACGACAATTAACCGCGTTTATGCTGACACAATCTTCAAATAAATCAATCCCTAGCTCCGATAGAGTCTCTCTCAACAAATTACCAGCACGCCCTTGCCAAGGCTTGCCAAGCTTGTCTTCTATCTCCCCTGGTGCCTCTCCCACAATTAAGATACGCTTCTTTCCAGAACCATAGGGGAGAATACATGGAGACTTGGCCTTCTGGAAAAGGCCACAGTCCCCACACCTTCCATTACGGCCCGAGTTAAGGATTAGATGGGCTTGAGATATCATCACTAGCCGATTGCCAGAGCCACGACGTATGTTTGATCCACATCACCACGTTTAGACTTAAGCACGAGAGCAGCTACAGAACCCTCCTCTGAATCTCTCAATGGAATAAGAGCAAATTTGTCACAGCTGTCAAACTCATTGAACAACAAGGTAGGGTTGACCAGAATATCAAAGTTCAAATTAGTATCCTCACATAATACCTCTTCGTGAAAACTTCCAAAGTCACTGTCACATTTGACAACAACAGAGGATCCGGTTTTGGCTATGCGAACAAACTTATTATGATCGTCTAAGAAAATACAAGCCCTCTTGATAACTGGTTCCAGCTCAGGTAAAGACCTATCAACATAATTGACTTCTAAGGTCTTATTCCACAGCCAGCTATTGTCGGGATATTGAACACTCAAAGGGACCACCCTTATCGTGGCACCGTCCGTCTCAAACTCAATCAGATCACTTTCCTTTGCCATTTTCATTGTCTTCAAGTCATACCTACCTAAGCACTGTGCTATCTTTGGATCCAGAACGAAATCTTTGCTTAAGTTTAAACCACTAACGTCAGCACGTAACGCCCTAACATCACCCACAGCTTCAATTCCAAAATTGGCTATATGAACAAAGTTGAAATTGCCAACTTCCTTCAAAACTATCGATGATCCCTTCTTCAGAAACTCAGAAAAGTTATTCGGTAAATCTGCAATATCACCAAATTCAACATCGTTCCACATCGTCATAGGATCATTCAACGCTCCCAGCTTGAATGAACAGTTCATATCTTTGCATTTTATCGAAAGCTCACCTTCGGACTCGGAGATTTTGATGTGAACATCTTCGGATGGTGGGAGTGCTCCAATTACATCAAACCATTCCTTAGAAAGCAAAATCTCATAACACGATTCTATATCGATAGGGAAAGGTATTTTGGCACCGATTTGAAAGGTTTGCGATAATATATTCGATGGACATAGTATCAGTCGATAGGGAGCAACCAAATTGCCCAATGCCGTTATTGGCTCCGCCAGATCAGCAATTCTCTTAAGATCGTCCGACTTAATACTTACTTCAACTCTTCTCATCATCTCCCTCCGTTTTCTTAAAGTCTTTGATATGGATCCTATATCTGAGGAAAGACAATCCTCTAGCCGCTTTTATGAAGTCTACCGCTGCCTTAAGGGCAAGTCTCATATTTGATTCACCACCGTACTCTATGTAAAGCCTATCTGCCATCTTGGCGAATTCGTAGAGTGATTCGAACTTAAAATTCATCCTTTCGGCTACCATTGCAGCCGCCTCAATCCTGGACAAACTCCTCCAAATCCAAGCGGCTCTTTTCTTTTTGCCTCTACTGAGTTTAGGGGGTCGTTTTTCATCCTTGTGTCGTTTAGGCCTTCCGCCTATACTTAAGAGAAGATTCGGCGGTTCTATCTTGTCAAGCATTTCTGGCTTTGGAACACTAATACCCAGCTCCTCTAATGTAACCTTCGTGGCATCAGAAATCTGATCATTTTCCCAGTCAATCAAGGTAGCCGCTTCCTTGATACAAGCAATCAAAAACAATGTGTCTTCCTCGGTAGTATCGATCTGAGGATTCAAACCAAGGACATCGTTCAGTTCAGCTGCAGCACTGATCAGTTTCTCACGAGATACTCCTAGCATGGCTACACCTCAAGACAGTCTCTCCAAGGCATCTCTAAATGCTTGGAATGCTTCGACAAGGCGTCTCTCAGAATCCGAATCAGCTTCCACCCGATAAGTCTCCAAAACTCCATCATCGACACCGAATTCCAAGTGGTTACCGGTCGCGGCACAGTTGAGGCAGTCTTCTATTCGGAGAGGGGTTCCATCAATCCAGCGTGCTAGCCAGAGATTTATAGACTTCTCAAACCTAGTCAAGTCTACAGACCAAGAATCCTCCTCCTTCGATGTGGAACTCATATACATTTTATAGATCCTCATGGCCTTTCCTCCCAAAATCCAATTTCCAAGAGAATTATACGCAAATTCCCAGTTTCACGGAAGCCGACTATCAAAAGTTCCGAAAACTATGGAGAACCGGTCTACCCATCTGAAGTCTCCCCAAAACCCAAACCGGCCTCAATGGATCATAGTCTGCTTCTCTGACCACGATTTCATTGATCCGAATGATCCCGATTCGTTTTTCCTCCACTGACTGGTTTAATCCATACATGGCCGTAACATGGGCAAATTTACGCTTGTCCTCACTGAATTCGCTCATGGTAAGAAGGTCTTTCTTGTAACCACCGGCCTTGATTTGAGTGGCAGTCAAAACCAAACAATTGAATTCCTGGGATAAGGAGCGGAGACGCTGCCATATTCGGTTTTGCTGATGCCTATATTCCATTCTGTACGAATCTGGGTCTGGAGCTAGGATATCGGCGTAATCGATAATAACAACATCTGGAGTAAATCCCTCGTTGCGTTTGAGAAACAAGATCTTACTACGTATCTCACGAGTGGTAAGTGTTTCATTAGGATAGGTCAAAAGACGAAAAGATCCTTTTGTGCTTCTTCCAAATCGTATCAATGATCTATAAGCTTCCTCTTCAGTCAAGGGAGACACCTCTGGACGCCATTTCAACCATGGGAATCCTTTCATCTTGTCACAATTCCGACAAGGCTTGTGGTGAGGAAACTTCATAACTTGCTTTACAATCTCATCCATGGTTAATACTTTTTCTCTATCCACGGTGCTTGGGAATATTTGATCTCCAGAATCTTCCCTTACAGATTCATCACAATCATCCACTAGGTTCCACCAACAATCTGGCTCCGGAATCCACATACCAGAGCAATACCGTTTATCGTCAGAACGCTTATTTATCCAAATGGCAATTCGCCTTAGTTGCTGCTCCTCAGTCATGTCTCCAGCTTGGAAGAACAACACTTTCGATCCACTTTGAATCGCCCTCATGGCAAGTTCTATTAGCATGAATGTTTTCCCGATTTTCTCCCTTCCCATGATAGCTACAAAAGCTCCACGGCAAAATTCACGGTCCCAAAACCTACCCAAGGCTTTTGGAGTTTGGATCAAAGGCTCTTGTCTTTCCGCAAATGCTAGCTGAATTTTTGGTTTTACTTGGCGAGAGAAGGGATCTAGTGGAGTTCCAAACTCTGATTCGGTTTTTAAGTCAATTCCTTCCCATAAAGATGCTTCTGCTCTTTCTATGTCGTCATGTTCTAAGTATTCGGCGGCTTTTCCAATCTGGTAGATTAACCGGCGTTTCCTCAGATATCGGATCGATTGATCAATGAGATAGTCCAGGTCGGCAATCTCGAACGAGGCAATGGTTCCGTATATGGAATTGATTACGACTTCGATCCATTCGACCATATCTTTTCTGAGCTTGGAAAGGTTGGTAAAGAAGATGGATTGGATGTTCTCTCTAGGCGGTTTGCCATATTGGTTCCAATAATCAATGCACCACTTGGCCAGAGTCCTTGCAGCTTCGGACTCGAGAACCCTGTGATCTAAAAATGGTAGAACCTTCCTTATAAACTCCTCCGATATGATTAGCGCCTCAATAATCCTACGCTCTATGAAATCCTCGGGGTTTTCCATATCAGGCAGCATCTTGGACCTCTAGTCTGAATCAGACTCCTCTCCGCGGAGTCGGGACAGAACGCTAACACCTCTGAGATGAATTATATTCTGTTTGCACATTTCATAGATGCGGAACAAAAGCCTATCGTCCGGCCACTTGGCCGCCAGGTCATGTAATGAGCAACTCGAAGTGAACACAGTGGGAAGGAGCCAGTT